CGGCTACGAGGATGCCAAGCACTTTAGGATGCGCCGCGAGCAGGTCGCAAGCTTGGACGAGCTCGGCGCGGTGCTCAGGGGGATCGAGGATAAACCCGACGTGTGCCTGATACGCGGTGCCTACGTGGGCGACGAGCTCGCTGAGAGGTCAGAGTACGCGGGCTACGTGCGTCGTGCTCTGGTTAACTTCGCCGACCAGCCGCTGCACGCGGTCATGTTCGACGTGGATAACTTCGAGCACGCAGGCACGCCTGAGGAGGCGATCGACGCGTGGATCGAGGCCACCCTGCCCGGTGGGGCGTTCGCTGGCGTGCGCTACTGGTGGCAGCTCTCCTCGTCTGCAGGCCGCACGCCCGGCGTGCTCAAGGCGCACGTCTGGTTCTGGCTGGCTGAGCCGCTCACGAGCGCCCAGCTGCGCGCGTGGGGTCTTGGCATCGAGGGTCTCGATCACTCGGTCTTTAACCCCGTGCAGGCGCACTACACCGCCGCACCCGTGTTCGAGGCCGGCGTGCTTGATCCCATTGAGGCACGCTCGGGTATGTCATCAGGCTGGTTTGACTCGGTCAGCATCGACGTGTCGGACGTGAGGGTGCCTGAGTACGAGGGGTCGTCGTCGTACACGCTCAGTGACCCGCGCGAGAAGCCCGGCGTGGTGGGCGCGTTCTGTCGGGCGTTTAGCGTGGAGGAGGTGATCGTGCGCTGGCTATCGGATAAGTTCCGCTTCCAGATGGATGACAACGAGCGCCGGCTCACCTACAAGGCCGGTGGTGGCTCAGTGGGTGGTGCCTTTATCAGCGACGACCGCATGCACGTGGTCAACAAGCACGCCAGCGACCCGTGTCTGGGGCGCGCGGTCAACGTCTTCGATCTGGTGCGGGTGCACAAGTTCGGGCACTTGGACGAGGGCGCCGACCCGCTCGATCTGGTGCAGATCCAGTCGCACCCCTCGCAGCTGGCCATGGTCAGGATGTGCGAGGACTTGCCAGAAATCGCCGCGGAAAAGACAGCGGCCGTCGCGTCATGGTCGGAGCGCATCGCGGCGGCCGAGTTAACAGATTTGGAGGCGCTCACGGCAGAGATCGGTTTGGACGTTGGGCAGGTTGAGCAGGCCGCGCTCGTGCAGGCGCTCAGGCGCCGCTTTGCCGAGCTGGGGGCGAACATGCCCGTGGCCAACATCCGGCGCATGATGCGCCCACGGCGTGCGCAGATGGCGCTGCCTGACATGAACGCCGAGGGTGCGCCCCAGCAGACCATTGAGAACGTGGCGGCCGTGTGCCAGAACGCGGGCATCGTCGTGCGCTACAACTGCATCAACAAGCGCGACGAGATCATGGTGCCCGGCGCGGGCTGGACGATGGACAACGCGGCCGAGGCCTCGCTCACGGTGATCCGGTCGATGTGCCACAAGGCCGACATCAGGACGCAGTACCTAAAGAGCATCGTCACGACCATTGCCGACATGAACGTGTACAACCCCGTGGTCGAGTGGGTGTCGAGCAAGCCGTGGGATGGTGTGAGCCGCCTGCAGCGCTGGTACGACACGCTGGTGGAGGTGACCGACGCGATTGACCGCGGGCGCAAGGAGCTGCTCATGCGCAAGTGGGCGATCTCGGCCATTGCCGCGGCCTACTCGCCCGAGGGGGTGATGGCGCGTGGTGTGCTGGTGCTCCAAGGCGCGCAGTACATCGGCAAGACCCGGTGGCTGGGTTCACTTGTGCCCGGGTGGATGAACCTAGTCAACACCGGCAAGAGCCTGAACGTGCACGACAAGGACTCGCTCATGAACGTGCTCTCGGGCTGGCTGGCTGAGCTGGGTGAGCTGGATGCGACGTTTAAGAAGAGCGACATCGCGGCGCTCAAGGCCTTCCTCACCCAGACGGTGGACGAGATCAGGCGGCCGTATGCGGCGGCCTCTTCGCGCTACGCCCGGCGCACGGTGTTCGTGGCCTCGGTCAATGACGAGACGTTCTTGGGTGACCCGACGGGTAATACAAGGTTCTGGGTGATCCCGGTGAGCGCGGCCGTGCACGACCACTCGATCGACATGCAGCAGCTCTGGGCTGAGGTGCTGGTGCTCTGGCAGGGCGGCGAGGTGCACTACCTGAGCCAGTCTGAGATGGGTGAGGTGAGCCTGCATAACAACCAGTTTGAGCAGGCCGACCCGATTACGGAGCTCGTTACCGACGGCTTGGCGTGGTCGGATTTTAGCGAGACGCGGTGCAAGTGGATGAGCGCGTCGGAGATTCTGAGGTGGTTGGACGTCAGGAGTCCCAATAAGAGGGACACCAGTTTGGCGGGTGCTGCGGTGCTGAAGTTGAATGGTGGGAACAAAAAACGGCTGTCCACTGGCCGCTATCTGGCCGTGCCGCTGAGCAAGGCTATGGGGTCGCCTGATGTGGGGGGTGACATGGGTGAAGAGTTCTAAAAACAGTTTTTAAATGACACCTAGGGGTGACATGGGTGACATGCGGTGTTAAAAGTGGTCAAAAAGGGTGTTTCATGTCACCTAGGGGTGACATGCTGGTGGGGTGACATGGATGGGTGTCATCATAGGTAAAATGTCACCTATGTCACCCTTATTAACTATATTCTATATAGGGTAACTGTGATGGTAGGTGGTAACACACTACACACTTCCTATATAGAGTTGGCAAAGCTGGTCATGGTGACATGGTGACATGGAAAAGGACGTAGAAAAGCGGTTGGTGGCGGGTATCAGGCGGCTTGGCGGGCAGGCTGTGAAGTTCGTCAGCCCGGCCTCGGCGGGGTGGCCAGATCGCTTGGTTTTGATGCCGGGTGGTCGGGTGACGTTCGTGGAGCTGAAGACAGGCACAGGAAAGCTTAGTGAGTTGCAGCGGTACCGGCTGAAGGTTTTGGGTGACTTGGGGTTTGATGCCCGGGTTCTGTACGGACACGACGAGGTTAAAGGATTCTTAGATGAAACTGCACGACTACCAGTTGAGGATGGCCGAGCACATGGTCGCGCATCACGGGGCGATGTGTTGGTCGGAGGTGGGCTTAGGCAAGACCGCAGCGACCCTGCAGGCGCTTCGGATGATGAAGGCAATGGGTGAGTACCTCCAAGTGCTGATCGTGGCTCCTAAGCGCGTTTCTGAGCACGTGTGGGAGGCCGAGCGTGATCTGTGGGCACCCAAGATGCCGATGCTGGTGATCAAGGGCAACCAAGCGCAGCGACGCAGGGCGCTTAGGACACCGTGCGCGGTCAAGGTGATCGGGCGAGACAACGTGAAGTGGCTGGTGGACGAGCTCAAGGATCGCTGGCCGTTCAACGTGCTGGTGGTGGACGAGAGTCAGGGGTTCAAGAGCCCGTCTACGGCGCGTTTTAAGGCACTCAAGCGCGTTAAATTCGACCGGGTGATACTCCTGAGTGCCACACCGGCCTCCGAGGGCTTGCTGGGGCTCTGGAGCCAGTGCTATCTGGCCGATCAGGGTGCGAGACTGGGTAAGACCTACACCGGCTACACCAACGCGTTCTTTGTGGGCGACTACATGGGCTGGAACCTCGAACCACGACCCAACGCGGAGAAGGAGATACACGCACGGGTCAAGGACATCACGGTGGCGATGCGGGCTGAGGACTACCTCGAGCTGCCCGAGCGCGTTGACAGCAACACGGTGGTCGAGATGCTGCCCGGCGAGCTCAGGGTCTACGAGCAGTTGCGACGTGATGCGTTGCTGCCGATTGCAAACGGTGAGCCGATTACTGCGGCCAACGCCGCGGTGCTCTGGGGCAAGCTGCACCAGCTCTCGGGCGGGGCGATCTACGACGAGGACAAGGTGGTGCACGTGTTCTCGAACGCGAAGCTCGCGGGGCTGCAGGACGTGATCACGGCCGCGAACGGCAACCCGGTGCTGGTGTTCTACGGCTACAGGCACGAGATCGAGCGCATACAGGCCGCCACGGGTGCCGAGCTGCTGGACGTTGATCGGTGGAACGCCGGCCTGCAGAAGGTCGCCTTGGCGCACCCTGACTCGTGCGGGGCTGGGCTGAACTTGCAGCATGGTGGGAGCATTGCGGTGTGGTTCACACTGCCGGCAAGCCTTGGGCAGTACATTCAGGCTTGCGGGAGGTTGCACCGGCAGGGGCAGAAGCGGCCGGTGTTTATTCACCACCTCATCGTGGCTGGCACGAGTGACGAGGTGGTGCTGGCGCGGCTGGGGGAGAAGAGCACAACTCAGATCGAGCTGCTACGTGCGATGGTTAGACCCGCTTGAGCGCCAGAGTTGGCTGCAGGTTGTCGAGCAGCTTAAAGAGCGTCGAGGCGGTCGAGTAGTTGCCGGCCTCGGTGGCGACGGTGATCTGATCCATGATCGCGTTGAGCATGGCAGTGTTGGCCGCGTTCCAGCCAGAGGTTGCGGCGTGCTTGGCGAGGTCATCGGGGTAGGACGCGAGGAGTTGTTGGTAGGTCATGTTGGGTTCCTTAAGCCCCCGAGGGGGCGGTTGGTTTACTTGCGGGCTTTGACGCGAACTTGAAACGAGGCAGACTGCTTGGTGTACTTGGCGTACTCGGCCTCGCCAAACTGCTTGACGAACTTTTCTTTGTCGAAGATGGTGCTGTTAAATTCGCTGTAGGTCGCGCGAAACAACGAGCCTTCGACGAACGCGACGCCGTCGGCATCGACTTCGAGGTTGCCGTCGGCACCGCGTTCTTTAACGACTTTCTTGATGGCGTCGGCCTGCTTGGTGAGGTCGGCGATTTGGGCGAGGAGGAGACCGAGTTGGTCGACTGCTGAGGGGGTGAAGTTCATTTTTAAGGCTCCGTGTTTGTCGTGTTGGGGTACTGAAACTACAGTTTACATTGTAAAGTTGTTGAATGCAAACGGGGGCGAACCCCCTGTTGTTTTTATGCCGCAAGCTTGGCGTATTCGTCGGCCAGCGTCCAGAGCGCCTTGTTGAGCTTGACGTTCTCGGTCACGCCGCCCACCGCACGTGTTGACATGTTGCGACCGTTAGCTGTGCGACCGTGCACGCCGCCCTTGATCATGTTCTCTTGCACGCGGTTAAAAGTCGTCCAGAGGTTGTCCTTGTTGTCGTCCCAGCGGCGCAGGGTGAGCAGGCGATTGGCATCGATGGGGGCTGCACCGTCGTCGTAGCGCAAGGCCAACGCAGCGCGTGCAAAGAGCTCTTGGTGGGGGCGATCCATCGCGACGGCCTTGTAGTCGTTGATGCGTGAGCCCACAGCGGTGAGCTCGTCGATCACGCGGTAGGACGCGTCGATGACGTCCTCGACCACGCGGCCGGTGTGACGTACGCGGCAGTCTGCGGCCACGTCGCCGGCGATGATGCCGTTGGCGCACACCATGCGAAAGAACCCGGACATCAGCTGGAACGAGCTCGTGCCGTCGTGCGAGTTCAGCAGGATGATCTCACCGTGACCCTCGTCGTTCTTGAGCGCTGTGGGGTGACGCAGGCGCAGCAGGTGCTTGGTGTGCTCGCGCTTGTTCAGATCACGCACGCGAGTCTGGCGAACCTCGTAGGGCTCAAAGCCCTCGGCGCGCAGGCCGTCGAGCACGTCGCTCGTTGGGATGAAGGCGTAGCGCTCGCCGCGGCTGTCGTGGGCTTCCTGAGCGAAGACCGAAGGCGCGTAGCGCGCGATCATTGCGTTGTCCAGCGGGCTCTGTGAGCGAAAGGCGGTGGGGGCAGACATTTTGATGTTCATGGTGTGACTCCGTGTGTGATTACTTGTGTGAATTTGCAGGTGTGCTGATGTTCATGCGTGGGTCAAAAGCATCTGACTTTTTAAAAGCGAGAACATCGTCGTATGTCTCAAACCAGTAGTAGCTGTTAGCAACTTGGGCACAAAAGAATCGGTCTGCTAAGTAGCCGTCAAAGTAGTCTGTGTAGTGTTTCATGGTGTGACTCCGTGTGTGGTGGGGCCGAAGCCCCGGGGGGTGATTAGTAGGTGTAGGCGACTTCGTTGTTGTAGGCAGTGTAAAACTCGCAGGCAAAATCTTCGGCAGAACCGTCAACGAGCACGCCGAAGTTTTTAGCGTACTGGTACATGCCGTCGATGTCGATCCACTTGCGCATTGTCTGAAGGGCGATGTTGCGCGAAACCATCTTGTCGTAGTCGGTTGCGTCGTTGCGGTTGACGTTGATTTCTGCGATAACTTTGTCTAGTAATGTCATGGTGTTTTCCGTGTGTGATTAGTGCGCTTTACGTTGAAGGAATGCGAACAACTTACTGCTGGCACAGCGAGCGCAACGATGCTCGGCTGACGTGGCAACAAACTCTGCGTGGGGGTAGGTGAAGTGCTCGCCACGCAACGAGCCGCCCGTGCGACCGCGTTGGCAAGCTGGGCCACCGTGGATGGTGTGTTGTAGGTGATTTTTGCGCATTTAGATCTCCGTGTTTGTCGTGTTTTGTACTGAGCCTCTACAATAATCCTGTCCTGTTTACATTGTCAACCGATTATTTTATTATCGGAAACCCTAATGCAAAAATACAACAGTGGTATAAAATCGCGAGAATCACGGGAGGTTAGCTATGGGAAGGCCTAAGGGATCGGGGAGTCTGTACACGCAAGAGCTCGCAAATCACATCTGCGAGCGCCTGTCGATGGGTGAAACTTTGGTGAGCATTTTGCAGTCGCCGGGGATGCCAAAGCGCTCTACCGTGCAGCACTGGGTGACCGACCTGCCCGAGTTCGGAGAAATGTACGCGCGCGCGAGAGACGCAGGCTTCGATGTTTTGGCCGAGGACACGATCAGAATCATCGACGAGGAGCCCGAGCGCATCACAGGCGAAGGGGGCGGCAGGCGTGACAGCGCCTACGTCCAGTGGCAAAAGAACCGCGTCGAGCTCAGACTGCGCCTGCTCAAGAGCTGGTGCCCCAAGCGCTACGGCGACCGCCAGATACTGGCCGGCGAGGCCGAGAACCCGCTGGCAGTGGCCTTCACACCCGAGACGCTCATCTCGCTGGCCGACGGCCTGCAGACCGAGCGCCAAGATGGCAAGTAGTCTGGCTAAGAAGCTGCTCGACCCCGCGTTTCAGCGCGAGTACGCTGCATACCCACCCGAACACCGCGCGGCCTTCGAGGCGCGTGTCGCGTGGCTCAAGAAGGCGCACGCGCACCAGATCCTGCCGGCCGGCGACTGGTGGTCGATCTGGCTGCTGCTTGCAGGCCGCGGCGCCGGCAAGACCCGCACCGCGGCCGAGCAGGTCTGGTGGTGGGCGTGGACGCAGCCCGGCACGCGCTGGTTAGTCTCCGCCCCCACGTCGGGTGACGTGCGTGGCACGTGCTTTGAGGGCGATAGCGGCATCCTAAACGTGATGCCTAAGGTGCTACTAGCCGACTACAACAAGAGCCTCGCTGAGATCGTTTTGACCAACGGCAGCCTGATCAAGGGTATACCCGCATCTGAGCCCGAGCGCTTCCGCGGGCCGCAGTTCCACGGCGCGTGGCTCGACGAGCTGGCCGCGTGGGAGTACCTCGACGACGCGTGGGATCAGATCCAGTTCGGCGTGCGTCTGGGCAAGCGCACGACCATCATCGCGTCCACCACGCCGCGCCCCAAGGACTTGATCAGCGCGCTGGCCGACCGCGACGGCGAGGACGTGTACCTCACCACCGCGTCGACCTACGCCAACCTTGACAACCTCGCCCCCAGCTTTCGCGACCAGATCCTGCAGTACGAGGGCACACGTCTGGGCGACCAAGAGATCCACGCCTCGATCCTGTCGAGCGAGGACACCGGCATCGTCAAGCGCGCGTGGTTCAAGCTCTGGGGTGCCGAGAAGCCCCTGCCCCAGTTCGAGTACGTGGTCCAGTCATACGACTGCGCGACCAGCACCCGCACGGCCGCCGACCCCACCGCGTGTGTCGTGCTTGGCGTGTTCAAGCCCAGCGAGGACAAGGGCATGAGCGTCATGCTGATCGACTGCTGGAGCGAGCGCATCCAGTACCCCGAGCTGCGCCCCAAGGTGATCTCGGAGAGCGAGGAGATCTACGGCGACGAGAACGAGTTCGGCAACGGCAAGAAGGTCGACCTCATCCTGATCGAGGACAAGTCGGCCGGCATCGTGCTGCTGCAGGACTTACAGCGCGCCGGGCTGCCTGTGCGCTCTTACAACCCGGGCAACGCCGACAAGACCATGCGCCTGAACATCGTGAGCCCGCTGATCGCGCGCGGCCGCGTGTACCTGCCCGAGTCGACGATCAACCCGGGCTGCGCGCGCGACTGGTGCGACCCGTTCCTGAGTCAGGTCTGCAGCTTCCCCGACAGCAAGCACGACGACTACGTCGACGCGCTCAGTCAGGCGCTCAGGGTGCTGCGCGACATGGGCTTCGTAAACATTGACCCGGTCGCCGACCCTGACCTATACTACGCCGACGACCGCCCCAAGCGCGACAACCCTTACGCAGCGTGATCGACTATGCCCAGATTCCTGACCGATAAAGAGATCGCCTACATCCACGCCGCGGAGCTTGCGCGTAAACCCAAGCCCATGAGCGAGGCGCTGGGCAACCAGCAGGGCAAGACGCTCAAGCTGCTGCAGTACGACCGTATGCGCACCGACCCGTTCGATGAGACCCAGCGTGGCGGCCCGTGGTTCTCGTGGTTGCAGAAGGTGCAGCCCGAGTACGAGAACGTGGGGGCGGCATTTACTAAGAAGGGCGGGGCTAAGGCTAAAGCCAAGCAGTCGGGCGAGGACGTCGTCTGGGCACCGTTTCTAGGCGCACGCGAGCAGCACAAAAGCAACACACCCATGTTCAACAAGTTCATGGACGAGTTCGATGAGCAGGTCGCACTGGGCAACATCAGCCCCGAGCTGCTGGCATTGATCAACAAGCGCATCCCCAACATGCCTAAGCTGCCGGGCAAGAAGACGCAGCCCTTTGACCCAAGTCGTGAGTACGACGTGTCCGACCCTAAGTTCCGCGAGCTGGTCGATACCTACGACCGGCGCGGGGCAATTGCCGAGATGCTTAAGGGTAAAGGCGTGGGCGGCCCGACTAAGGGGCGCACGGTCAAGGTCGAGGAACTACTTGCTAAGTACCTCGAGCCGTCAGCGGCCGACGTGGACAACTGGTCAATCGGTGACAGGTTGGTGCAGCTTGACAAGAAGATCGGGTTTCGACCAGACCTACACCAAGCGTACCCGTGGGTGAACTACGGCGAGGACTTGGGCGTGAAGTATGAGCACGCCCCTGCCGAGATCGTGCTGCGCGACTTCAACCAGAACATACGCGACAAGCTTAAGCGCGAGCCGATGCAGATCGACTGGCGCACTAAGAGCCCGTCGCAGTTCATCGACGAGGACTTCTTGAAATACCTGCAACAACGCGGCTACAAGACGGGCGGCATGGTCGAAGAGGCGATCAGTGACACGGTCAAGAACCCGAACGCTGTGAAGATGCTCAACCTCGACTTGGCCAAGCTGGCCTTGATGAAGCAGCAGCCCAAGCGCATGGCTAAGGGTGGCAAGGCTGAGGTGCGCGAGATCGGCATCGACCCTAACCGCAAGAAGGTGACCGACCGTAACCCCGACCTTGAGCGTGCCGCGCAGTTGGTGGCCGAGGGCAAGATGACGCGCGAGGAGTACTGGCGCTTAGCCGACAAGCTTAAGCCCGTGCGCCCGTATGACTTCGTGCCTAAGCCTGCGAGTACCGAGCGGGTGACAGGCGCACTCAAGGAGCCCCAGCGCGAGCGCTACGGCACCGGCTCTATCCCTGAGGGCCGCAAGGTCGGCCTGCGCCTAGACATCCCCGCGTACAGCAACCACGGCGTGTGGGTGAACTCCGTGCACGACGAGGAGGACAAGGGCAAGGCGTACTACGAGCCCGTGTCGCACATCACCGACGCGGTGTTTGACCGCTTTGAGAACAAGGCCTTGAAGGTGGCCGCCGGCACGGCCAAAGCCCCGTTTGCACGCATCACGGGCAACTGGCGACCCATCGATCAGGACGTGGCCGTTGAGCGCGCGCAGGAGTATCTGGCGCACCCCGAGTGGCGTCAGGTGGGCATGGACCCAACCCGGCGCGGGCACTTCTACGACCGCGAGTCGATGCAGCCGATACACAGTGCCGATGAAGTGATCCAGATCGGCCCGCTCGTGCTGGCCAAGAAGCCCGTGTACGGTAAGCAAGAGGACTACAGCTATGCCACCGGGGGCAAAGTTAAATGAGCGAGTTCGATGACGAAGCGCCCCCACCGGGACACCGTTGGTACTATTACGGTGATCCGTCACGCGACCAAGTCAGCGGCCGTTATGCCGTCCCGATAGAAACCTCCTCCAGTGAGGATACTAGTCGACCCATTGCCCCACACCGTCCGGTCGCGGGCGAGGTGCCGTCAGTCGATCAGATGCGGCTCGAGTTATCGCGCCAACCAACACCTTCACCAGTGCCCCCGCTACCAGAGTACTTGGCCAACTTGCCGCGCGAAATTCGCGATCAGTCCATGGCGCTATACGAAACGGGCATGGGTATGTTTGGCAGCATGGTCTCACCCGTCGCGGCCGCGGCCACCGGCGTGGGTAGGAACATTTACGACTACTTTGTCAACGGCAAGATTGACCCCAAGGCCAGCACCGCTGCTGCCAACCGGGCGGCTGAGATGACGTCCTACCAACCTGTGATGCCAAGCGCGCAGAGCCTGCTGCAGACGATGGGCGAGGCACCTGCCGCCATCATGGGTACGGGTCAAGGCCTGCCCCCGATCGTGTCGGGCATCAACCCGCGTGCCGTGCAGCTACCACGTGGCGCACTTGGCTCGGTGGGCGCTGGCATCAAGCGTGACATTGGCCAGTTTGATAACGACATCTACAACGCGCAGCGCGGCATCACGCCGGGCTACCCTACGATGGGCACCGAGTTCCAGAAGGCATTCGTCGATCCCCGGCCAACGATCAGCGACATGCTGACAGGCCTCGAGCCATCCAACATACCGAGCACGGCCTCGGCCGCGGTCAAGCCTAACGTCAAGGGTACGTGGCTGTACGACTACACCGAGGGTAAACCCTTTGCCAGAGACGGCTCGATCCTTGGCACGGTGCTCGATCGCGCCTCTAAGAAATTTGACATTAACGAGTGGGAAGCCAATACCTTTGCCGTGCTTCCTGAGTGGGGTAAGGACCTGCTTAAAGACAGACGGCGTGCCGTTGAAAGCGCGATGTCTGGTAATTACATGACTGTGCAAGAACGCAACAACCTGCGAGTGCACGGAATTGAGCAATTTGTTGACGAGTACAACCCCTTGGCCGTTGCCCAAGGCTTGTCCCCGCTACCGCTTGTTAGACCCCAGATTGAAAAGATCGACGCCTACAACGAGTGGTTGCGCAAGCCCAATTTGTCATACATCCAGAAGCAGATGGGCACGGGCTTGGCAACCGACCCGGTGGTCAAGGCCGCCGAGGCCAAGACACCGTTGGTGGCCGAAGGTACCGATGTGTTGCAGCCCACTGGGTCACAGGGGCTCGACAACCGTGATCTGGCGCTGCAACTGCGTAACGCAATCCCCGGCATGGCTGAGAAGTACCCTGACGTTGGTAACCTTACCGCAACAACCGATATGGGTAAAGCGGTGGAGGGCATAATTGACCGCGAGATATCCATGGTGCGTAAGGGTGACATTGATGTCACCCAAGAACCAAACTACGCCGGAATACCCGAGCAGGTTAGCCCTGACACGCCGATCTATGACCTAAGCGGCTACAACCAAAGCAAGCTGTCGGGTCTGCCTGAGATTCAAAAGTACGTGTGGGAAAATCTTGAGAACGGCAAGTTTGACCCTAAGAAGATCGGCAACGTGTCGGTCGAGCAGGTTGCCAAGCTAATGGCTGAGGATATTAAGAAGACCCAGCGTGTGTCAGCCAACAACGTCAAGATGTACGGCGACTGGCGCTACAAGCGGCACCAAGAGTTACCAAGCGTGACCGATTATGAAGACGGCTCGAAGATGGTGCGCTTTGACAAAGAGCGTGCTGATGCCGATATTCACGCCTTCATGCGCGACGTGTCGGTTGACACCAAAGACTTAAACCATTGCATCTCAAAGTGCGGGCACAGCGTATCAGGCGCGGAGCCTGAGTACAAACACAAGTACTTACCCATCGTAGAGCCACACACTGGTCTCAGGCCTAAGGGTGCGCCTCAACCACCAAAAGGTCAGGAATACCATCAGACAGATTACACCAACGGTATTTTAAACGGTTCTCAAATCCACTACACCTTGCGCGCCCCCAACGGCCAAGCACAGGCAACTATCGGCACCTATCCTATAAACGGCTCGTACAACACGTTTAAAGTCAAAGAGATCATGGGCTACAATGACAGTGTCATCAAGCCTGAGTTCATACCCCACGTTGTTAAGTGGCTCAACGAGAACGCCAATCAAATTGAAAGCATTGCCCGCAAGGACGGATTACAAAACCTTAAAGGTGTTTTCGATACACAAACCGATACAGTTGTTGATGTTATGGGTATCAGCCCGCTCTGGGAATCATCCCCGGTCAGGGCTGCGGTAAACAAGATTAGAAACGACATTGACGCACCACGGTTTATGACCCCGCCAATGTTTGCCGAGTACGCGCGCACAAACGGCATCGATTTGTTAGAGGCACCGCGCTTACCCGTAAACGAGAAGGACGCAATCAAGGTACTTGAAGACTACCGTAGGCGCTACACCGGCGCGCTTGCAGATAAGAACGAATTTGCAACCCCGGAAGAGCTGCAAACACGGATTGATCAGACTACAACGGCTATTCAGCAGATCAAGAACAATATAGCAAACCGTACCAGCAACAACGCGCAAACGGTGCAGCAGGCGCTTCGCCCTGTTGTTTACGGCGATGAGGCGTTTGACCCGCTATCAGTACCTTCTAACCTAAGAACCGTGACCTACGACCTGATGGGCAACACTGACCCGGCGGCAAGACTGCCTGCCGATGTGCACCTGCGCGCAATACAAGACCTTGTTATTGAAGGTGAGCACGCGGGCGATCAAAGATTTCTTCAGAATAAACTTGACAGCATTGCGCAAGGTGTTGAATACAGAGACCTGACACCTGAGCAACGAACTAACCTTGCAAACATCTACAAAGACTTTGCAAAAACGATCAAGGCTAACCCTGAATTCACGGCTCCATATAACCCGTTACCCGAGCTGCCCGGGCATAACGTACGCGAAGAAATGCGCACCTATACCGGGCTGGCAAGTAAAAACTCCGACCTATTTGAGCGCTTATCAAGCAACCCAAACATGCCAGAATTAGAGCAATTGCGCGCTAATTTAAAAGCACGTGACGCGTTGATGGAACCCTACATCATGCCGGAGCTTGAAAAATGGATTGCGCAGGGTGAGAAAGCGTACTGGCAGGACACCCCTTTACCTCGGCAACTATGGTCTGCTTTTACAGCGTTAACTGGGGAGGGTAGCAATTCAACACTTCCGCCTAACTTACATAGCGCGTTGGTCAAGACTTTGATTAACCCTGACTTTAACCGTCAGATGATGAATGCGCTCGACAACAACAAGATGGAGGATTTGATACCCGAGTTTAAGGACGCAACAAGTGGTGACATATTTAATGCCCGCAAGATCATGGACGATTACGGTAAATGGCGTTTTGGCTTTGACAACAAAATTAACAAGTTTCAGCGCGATATTGAACGCGCCGAGGAAGTTCGTCGGGAATTAGGGTTAAGGCGTTCTACAGGGCTACAACCCATGGCGATCAATTGGAGTGTTGCAAACGAGCTGCGTGATGCGTTTATAAACTGGAACGAAGTTGGCTCTGCGGCCTACGAGGCCTCACCGTTTACGTTCTCATCACCGGAAATATCTCGCGTTGCCGACATACTCATTGGTGAAAGAAATAGCCCGCAAGCTCACTTACCTGAAGCGGTGCACTGGGATATTGTTCGCACGTTAGCTGACCCGAGCACCACCCACCAAGAAGTGCGGGAGTTGCGCTCTAAGTACGGGGCAGGCAATCAAACGCTTAGAGAATCGCAAAAGCTTAATGCTATACACATCATTAAGCAGTTTATGGACATGCAGGGCATACCAGTTCGGACTAATGCAGAACATCCAACTTACGGGTTTGCTAAAGGCGGTCAGGTTAAGCACTTTGAGCTTGGTGGTGGCGCTAAGCCCCCCGCGGCAAGGATAGATGGCGAACGGTTCGTGCAGGCGGCAATTGCTAATGACCTGCCAACCGACATCGGTAGCCTGAACCGGATCGTTGGTCTGGGCAACAAGGGCATGACGGTAAAAGAGGCCGCAGCGTCGTTGTCTACTAAGAAGATGGCTGGCGGCGGTGCTGTGCACATGGAAGACGGCGGCGGCGCCAAGAAAGATGACATCATGGGTCTAAAGAAACCCCCCGCTGACACCTCATTCGCAAGGGTGGACAGCCTGCTTGCTGACATTGGCAAGAATCGTGCGGAGTACGAGCGCATTGCGCAGGGCGGCACCTTTGATCGCAAGAAGTTTACGCCTGAAAACATATACGCCATGCGCTTGCTCCAAGCCGCCAACGCTACCCCTGACCCCGAGCGCTACCTTGAGTCGCTGAACCCGTACCACGGCTCACAGCTCCAGTTTGATTTGAGCAATCCTAATTCAAATGTGCTGGGCTATGTTAATAGGTCTGAACCGAACAAGGCCGTTATTCAGAGCATGAAAAGAGTTGATGACCTAATTCCGCATGAGCTTACGCACACGCTGCAGTGGGGCAAAGGGCTCAACCCAAAGATTGAGAACAATCAACAAACTATGCGGCGTGCGCAATCGCTACCGATTGAGATGCAGAATGCGATGATGCCTTCTGGTAATAGCTTTCAAAATATGAAAGAGGTCTGGGCGAATGTGGCGGCTCGGGCGCACTTAGTCAACGCCGCGGGTGGTGACTTCATCAATTCGCCCGAGGGGCGTGCGTTGTTCCCCACCAACACCGAGCAACGCGACTACTACACCAACGCGATGCCGGGCGTGAACAGCGTGACGCCTAGCACGGGCACGTTCGTGCCGAACAACCAGACCCTGCTACAACGCGTTGTGAGGAACGCAAAGCGAGAGCTCGGCCTTGCAAACGGCGGCAAGGTATCCTTCGCCCCCAATATTGACGCAATGCGTCGCGAACTAACAAAGGCTAAATAATGGCTACTGAAATGCCAATCCCTCAGGACTACGGCCGCTTCGTACCCCCACAGGCGCAGGGTGACAACGAGTTTGCAAGCAGCGAGTTCGGTGACACTGCTGAGGTCGATCTGTTTGATCAACCTGACGTCGAGGAGCAAGACGACGGCTCAGCGATTGTGCGTCTAGACGACGACACGCTCGGGCCTGAAGACTCGCCTGACTTTTACGAGAACTTAGCCGATAGCATCAGCGCGTATGACCTGTCAGGCATTGCGTCTAAGTACATCGAGCTCGTTGAGAAAGACAAGGATGCCCGCGAGGGGCGCGACAAGCAGTACGAGGAGGGCTTGCGTCGCACAGGACTTGGGCAGGACGCCCCCGGTGGTGCATCGTTCATGGGTGCCAGTAAGGTCGTGCACCCCATCATGGCAGAGGGCTGCGTGGACTTTGCAGCCCGCGCTATCAAGGAGTTGTTTCCGCCTGACGGCCCAGTGCGCTCAAAGATTCTGGGCGAGGTGACCGAGCAGAAGACGCAGGTCGCCGAACGTAAGCGCGACTACATGAATTATCAGTTGACTGAGAAGATCGAGGAGTACCGCGACGAGGAAGAGCAGCTCTTAACCCAGTTGCCTTTGGGCGGAAGCCAGTACATGAAGATCTGGTACGACGAGAGCAAGAAGCGCCCGTGCGCTGAGTTCTTGCCGATTGACAACGTGTACCTGCCCTTTGCCGCGGCGAACTTCTATACCGCGTCGCGTGTGACCGAGGTCAACGACATCACGCAGGACGACTTTGAGGCTCGCGTGTCATCAGGTCTATATATTGACTTGGACATCTACCGTGCAAGCCAAGAGCCTGAGGAGTCCAAGCCTGAGAAGGCAAACAACAGGATTGAGGGTCGCAAGTCAGAGGCCGACAACATTGACGGCGTGCGTCGCGTGTTTCACATCTATACGTGGATGGAGCTCGAAGACGATCAGAAGAGTAAGGGCGAGCGTGCGCCCTACATCCTGATGATTGATGACCTGTCCTCCGAGGTCGTGGGTCTGTACCGCAACTGGGAAGACGGCGACGAGTTGATGGCTAAGCTCGACTGGATTGTTGAGTTTAAATTCATCCCTTGGCGAGGTGCGTATGCCGTTGGTTTGCCCCATCTTATTGGCGGTCTGTCTGCTGCTCTTACTGGCGCTCTGCGGGCTCTGCTTGATTCTGCTCATATAAACAACGCCCCCACAATGCTCAAGCTCAAGGGCGGCAAGGTCTCAGGGCAGAGCATTGTTGTCGAGCCCACGCAGGTCACGGAGATCGAGGGT